ACAGATTTAGGTTCATATGGATATATTAAAACTGGTGATACACAAGTTATTCCTTTTGCTACAAATGAACCAGAAGTATTGCAATCTGCAAATGTAATGCCTAGACAGAGTACAATAGCATCACAATATGCTTATCAAGAAATGACTCCTGTTAATATAACGATAGGAGATGTTGATGGAATAACTGAACTAACCAGCGCAACGGGTAGTGTTTCAACAGATGATGATCCAACACATGATAATGCTTTATATGGAAGTAATGTTGTAGCTATGTCTCTTGAAGATTATGCTGATGCTAAAACATATTTTTATAGAAACGGTAGATTTATTGGTGTATTTGGAAGTATGTATGGTACATATGGACTTGTTGAAAATGCAACTAATATAACAAGTAAAGGAACTCATGCTGTAGAGGGAATAATAACGACATCTGATGTAATGAGTTTTGGTAATGATTTTTGTATTAAAGTTGCTCCCGCAACACCAGGAACAACTATTAATTATCAAATAGGAAGAGGAAATTCAGAAAGTACGATACCTGAGGTGGTAAATGGAACAAATAGAACCTCTTATACAACGGGAAGCTTTTCTGAAGAAACTATTATTAAATATCCTCTTGCAAGTAATCAAAAGAATTATTTTGCATCTACCTCTAATGCAAAATATGTAATAACAGAAATTTATATAGAATAGGAGGCTAGCAAATGCAATTTAATAGATATACTTTTTTTAGTAATTCAACTGTGGATGGTGATTTAAACAAAGATATTGCTGCTGTTGATAAACCTAAAAATTTTACAAGCGTGATAAAAAGTTGCGGCTTTGTTCGTGCAGATGGTTCTGAAATAGATCCTAGTACTCCTGTTGCAGATTTTAAATGGAAATATGATAAAGATGAAAATGCACCTTGTTGGAATAAAACTTATCAAAGTTATGATAATTATTGTTCTTTTAAGTTTTGTACAAAAGGATTAAAAAATCCTAGTTATATGAATCATCTTTTTTATAGCGACTATACTAGTAACCTTGACGATTTTCCTCGTTATCAATCTTTTTTCTTTATTCCATTAAAAAATAATGGTTTTATTATGGAATCCTATCCTTTCTCATGTTGGTATGGATGGGCCTATAATTCTAATCCAAAATTAATGTCAATTACTGATCAAAACGAAGTTCCTGCTGCTGGTTTTTATAATTGGGAATTTAGAAGCATAGTACATAACGCCTTAGGATTTTATAATAATGTAACAAATAATTATTGGTATCTTATGTCAAATGCAACACATGGATATTGGGCATATTATGATGGAAGACAACAAGAAGATTATCCTGGTGAATCAGCAAGATCAGCTACACTTTATAATCAAGGAGTTTCAATGAGTGTTTTAAGTGATTATAGAGATATATATAGAAATAAAACAGATTACAAACAAAATATATGTACTTTAATAAAAGCTCCTTGTAGTGATGGGTTTTTATCAAATTTATACATAGTATCAACATCACCTGCTCCCGAAAGAAGGTATTATTATCCAGGATCATCTGGTTATTATAACGGATACCATAACTGGATAGGAACAGATAATAGATTTTTTAGTTTTAACGGTAGAAACTTCTATGGCTTTATGAATAATCTTGCCGTTGAGTTACCTTCAGATTAAAGGCGGTGATATAATGGCAATACAAAATGAATTAAAGAAAACTTTAAAATATAATTTTTCTGATGTATTAGATTATCTTGAAGAGCTTGGATTTACAGTAGATACATCCAATGGTAAAATTCTATGGGGCGAAGCTGATAATACAACAAATTGTTATTGGAAGATAACTAATAATACAATTAACTTTATTAGAACAGATGGAGAATTTGCTTTTGATAAAAATCTAGTTGATTTTAATATGACAAAAGTAGTCGATGAAGAAACTATTAATCTTAATGTATGTGCAATAATATTTATACCTCTTGCGCATGATGGTTGTGCTTTATACTTAGGTATGGTTCCGGAAGGTACTCATATCACAGATATTACTTTCTGTTGTGAAAATGGTAATAGCCTTCTTAATAATGGATTAGTAGTATGCTCAGCGCCAGAAGCAGATGACTATTGGTATTATGGATGGAATCATCATGATACAACAGTAGATACCAATTTAGATGGAGAACTTAAATGGTGTCTTGATAATGGTCATAATAATTATGAATATGGCGACAATGTAAGTCAAATACCTAGAAAACAAGTAATACCATCTCCTATGAGTATAACTTTAGTTAGATCTTATTTAAACTTTGGTGATTGGAGTGAAAACTTCAGAGTTCAAGTTACTGGAGATTTAATGGTGCCAGGTTGTGTATTTAAGATAGAAGGACAAAAATATATTGTATTTACTAATAATTTAAATACAAGAGCTCCTGCTTATAAGATGCCTGCGGAGTCTGCTATAATGAACTTAGCAACTTCAACAGAAGAATATTCTCCTTTAAAGTTATATGCAGTTGGTGACTACTGTATATTTGAAAAATACTTATATAAATGTATTGAAGCAGTTCTTGTTCCAGAACCTTTTAATGAAAATAAATGGAGAAGAACAACAGTGCATGATGAAATGATTGCACAAGGCGGAAATATTTATGGATAGCGCGAAGGTGCTTAAATTCTAGCAAACGACCACAACTTGCTAGAATTTAAGCACTTCGCGCAATTTTTTGCATTTTAAGAAAAAATATTTTATAATATAAATAGATAAGAAAAAATAAATATATGAGGTTAATAATAAATGATGAACGAAGAAACAGTACATGATAACACTTATGACGAAACATCATGGGATGAATATATAAAAAAAATAAAAGAAGAAATTACTAATGAAAAAGATACGCACGTTAGATTGCATAAAAGAAGTCTAAGAGCGAAATTATGTAAAATGCGCCTTGATGGTGTAATTACTTTTGATGAATACATGGAATTACTTTCCTTAATACAAAAAAGAGATAAGGTCAGAATGAAAAATTGGTTATCAACATTTAACACAGACTCAGCGACAGAGTGCTTTACAGCGGTTCAAAGATTAAAGGAGAAAATAAATGACAAATGATATTACATTAATTGAAAGTGAAAAATTAGATGAATTGCTCGAAAAAGCTTTTGCTTTTGATCAGTTACAGAATCCAATTTGTGGATATATTCTTAATCAAATAGATTGGAAGCAAGTAGAAATTGATAAAGCTAATTATCTTGCAAAATATATTGAAATTCCAATGGATTTTGATGATACAATAGTAGACAAATTAGATGAACTTGGATATGAGTAAAATTGTAATTTTTAAAAATTTTTAGTATAATTATTTTAGAAAATAAAAAAGAGGTGATAATTATGCTTAACGCAAACAAGGAAAGAGAACTTGCTTATGTGGTTCATGTAGATGCAATAGAACCAATAGAAGGTAAAGATAGAGTAGAGGCGGCGGTCATTGGTGGATGGAAAACTATGGTTCGTAAGGGAGTTTTTAAACCTGGCGACCTTGGTATATATATAGAGATTGACTCTAAAACACCAGAGAAAGAACCTTTTGAATTTCTTTCTAAATATCATTATAAAGTAAAGACACAGAAGTTTAAGCAGTTTTATTCACAAGGACTTCTTATGCATCCATCTGATTTTGGGTGGACTGTTAGATCTGATTATGTTGTAGATAAAGATGGTAATCAGCATGTACCAGGTGAAGAGTCTATGTTTCTTACTAAACAGCTTGGTATAACATATGCGGTTACAGATGATAATAAGCGTAAAGCTCCTTCTGTAGATAAGTATAAGAAGATGGCTCAGCGCCACCCTGAACTGTTTAAGAAATCTGCTTTCCGCTGGTTAATGAAACGTAATTGGGGTAAAAAACTTCTGTTCGTATTCTTTGGAAAAGCACAAGATAAAAAGGGAGGATGGCCTTCGTGGGTAGTAAAGACTGACGAAGAGAGAATAGAAAATCTTCCTTATCTATTTGAAGAAAAAGTGCCTTGGATTGCTACAGAGAAGATAGATGGCTCAAGCTCTACGTTCACCCTAAAGAAAGGTAGGTTCGGTAAAAGAGACTATTTTGTATGTTCAAGAAATGTATGTTTTGACACTCCTGAGAAAGCAGAAAAATGCTTTTATGATTCAAATATCTACCTTGAAATGAGTGAAAAATATCATATTAAAGATGTTTTAAATATGCTTATGGACACAATTCCAGAATTAGATTATGTTACTCTTCAAGGAGAGACATATGGTGATGGTGTACAGAAAAGAACTTATGGACTGACCGATAAAGAACATAAACTAATGGCTTTTAATTTAATATATGGGTTTAAAGATGGCACTCGTCGTAGATTAAATCCTTGTGAGATGACTAAGGTATTAAGTAATTATGGTATACCTTGTGTACCAATTATTACTGAATATTATGTATTACCAGATACTCTTGAAGAATTAAGAAATTATGTAAATAGTAGAAAATCAAACTTAGACGATGAGATAAAAGAAGGTATCGTATTCCGTTCTAGTGATGGAGTTCGTAGCTTTAAATGTGTTAGCCCAGAGTTTTTATTAAAATATCATAGTTAAATTGGACAATTCTTTGTTATCTTTCTTCAAGATTTTTTATATATAATAGAAGAAAGATAACAAAGAAAGGAAATAACAATGGCAGGAAAACCAAAAAATATTATAGGTCAAAAATTTAATAGACTAACAGTGTTAGAAGATACTGGTAAAAGAAAAAATGGAAGTGTTGTATGGTTATGTAAATGTGATTGTGGAAATACGTGTGAAGTTTGTGGAGGTAGTTTAACTAGAAGTAAACATCCTATAAAATCATGCGGATGTCTGAAAAAAGAAACAGATAAACAACCAAAAGGAAATGTAATAGATTTAATTAATCAAAAATTTGGCAAACTAACTGTTATACGACGAGATGGGTCTGATACTCGTGGAGAAGCTAAATGGTTATGTCAATGTGAATGTGGTAATCAAATATCTGTATTAGGAAGTAATCTCCGCTCTGGTCATACACAATCCTGTGGGTGTGAAAGACGTTCTCATGGAGAATTAAAAGTTGCTCAAATTTTAAAAGAAAATAATATTCTTTTTGAACAAGAATATAAAGCTTTTAAATTTTCAAATGGTTGTTGGGCAAAATTTGATTTTTTTGTTAATAATAAATATTTAATAGAATATGATGGTGAAACACATTATACAAGTAATTTACATGGATGGCATACAGAAGAGCAATTACAAGCTCAATTAGAAAGAGATGCAATTAAAAATCAGTGGTGTAAAGAAAATAATATACCACTAATAAGAATTCCTTATACACATTTAAAAGATTTATGTATAGAAGATTTATTATTAGAAACAAGTCAATTTATAATTGGGTAATCTATAAATCTGAAGCGAACCGCAGTGCAAGTACCATCATTAGGAAGGTTGGGAAAAGAAGTAGCAAAGAGCCCAAGTTTTGTCCCTATTAATGTATATTAATAGGGACAATTTTTGCTTTTTTTAAAATTTTTTGTTATAATATAAATAGAAAATAATGATTAAAAAATAGAAAGGTTGTGATAACGTTATGGCAAAAATAACAATGAGTGATATGTATTGTACACAGTGCGGGCGAAAAAACATTCCAATTCCACGAAACAAAGGTAGGGAACGAGAGCCTGGACATTTAAAAAATATGTATTGCCTTTATTGCCAAAAGAAAACAAATATGGTAGAAGTAAGAGAATTTGGTAGCGGTTATACTTTAGAAGATTTTGAATTAGAATTTAAACTACATAATTTTAATAAAGATGGCACTAGAAAATTAAGTTGGAGTGATTTTAGAACACATTTAAATAATAATGGGGGTGTTTTGGATTGAGTGGAACATTAGTAATGATGTGTGGTATACCTGGATGTGGAAAAAGTACATACGCTAAAGAGATTTTATTAAAGACACATCCAGATTGGAAGTATGTATCAAGAGATGAAGTTAGATATGAATATGTGACAGATCAAGCACACTATTTTGACCATGAGTATGAAGTATATAAAGAGTTTTGCAATAGAGTAAGTATGCACTTAATTAATGGTGATGTTGTAATTGCGGATGCTACTCATATATCAAAAGGTAGTAGAAGTAAACTAATACATAGTCTTGATGTTAAGCCTGACAAAGTCATTGTAGTAATATTTAGCACTCCATTTGAAGTGTGTATGAAAAGAAATAGTGTAAGAGAAGGTATTACAAGAGTACCTGATGATAGTATGTATAGGATGCATAATCAGTTTAAGCGACCTGACCCTAGGTTTGAAGATTATATTGATCAGGTGGTATATGTAGGAATATGAAAGTTGGAATAGTTGGCGGCGATGCGGGAAACCATGCACATTTGCTACTAATTGATGAAGTCTTAAATAAATTAATTGAAGATAGCGGATGCTACTTATTTACGATGTTTAGTGCGGGAATCGAGGGTAGTGAATACACGCACCCGCCGCTCGCGCTTCAATATAGCCAACTCCGCGGATTACCATGCCGCCGCAAGACCTATCCAACATTTGATACTCTTGTAAAAGGAATATGTAAAGAAGTAGATTATCTCATTATACTTAATGATGGTTCACCGCCAATTAAGCGATGTATGATGAGTTTTATGCAAACAGGCAAACATGGAACGGAGATAAAAATATGAATAATGTATATTTTTGTTCGGATTTTCATTTCTGTCACGACCGCGACTTTATTTATAAGCCACGAGGTTTTGATTCAGTATATGAAATGAATGAACAGATAATTAAAAATTTTAATGAAGTAATGGATTGGACTGACGATCTTTATATTCTTGGGGACTGCTTTCTTAATAATAATGAAGAAGGTATATCTTATATGCGACGCCTTCCTGGAAAGAAACATGTAATCTGGGGTAACCACGACACGGTAGCCCGCCAGGAATTAATGTGGTTAGAAAACTTTGATTGTCTTGGATATGCTCATCAAATGCGATTAAATGGATATAGTTTATATCTTAGTCATTACCCAACCTTAACCGCAAACCATGACGATGATAAACCACTTAAAAGAAAAACGGTGTGTCTGTGTGGACATACCCACACCCAAGATAAATTTCAAGATTTTGATAAAGGGTTAATTTATCACGTAGAACTAGATGCACATAATTGCTATCCAGTGCTATTTGAAGATATTATCAAAGATATAAAGGAGAAATTACATGAAAAAGAAAATTAGCTTCGATTATAATGAAGAAGCTGGACTAACAGTAGCAACGCTTAAAACAAGTATAGGAACTTTCTATGGAACTTCACAGAAACATCCTGATGATACATTCCATTCATCTTATTCTGTTGGAATGAATATTGCGGAAGCACGTGCTAACATTAGTATGCTTAATAAAATGATAGCTAATAAGAAACTAGAAAAAAAGAGTTTATATAGACTAAGACACTCTATGCCAACAACTAATGAAGGATTTAGATATGTAGTAGGTTTATATGATGCTATTGATAATGAAATAAATGACTTGAAACAGAAGAAAGTAGAATGGCAACGTCTTATCTCAAATGTAATCGAAGGAAGAAAGCTTTATTTAAAAAGTCGTAATACCGATAGAAAAGCAAGAGATAAATATCTTGAAGAACTTGGTAAAGGAATTCAAACTTTATCAAACCTAAGCAAAAAGGACAAAACAGATTAATATTACTTAATTAAAAATTAAATATTATATCATAATAGAGAAGATGAGGTGACTAGATGTTTTTTTATGATACTTGTAGTTTATTAAACGATTACAGTAATATCTTTAAAAACATTTCTTCATCTCCTTTTGTAATTAGTAATATTACATTAATGGAGTTAGAAGAAATAAAAACTTCACGTTTTAAGGATGATGATGTAAAGTTTAAGGCAAAAAAATTAAGTCAGTTATTAAATCGTTATTATGGTCAATATACAATAGTAAATTATGAAAGGGATTGGGATGAGTTATATATTGAACCTAATCCTATTTTAATTGATAATAATGATACCCGTATTATTATTTCTGCTTTTGTATATAGCGAAAACCATGATATTTGTTTCATAACTGATGACATTAACTGTAATAATATAGCTAAATCTTTAGGATTGACAACTAATAATTTAACTTCAAAAGAAGATGATAGTTATACAGGATATAAAACTATTGAATGTCACTCTGATAAAGAAATTGCTGAAGTATATGATAGGATTTATAATCAAAATACTTTAGATTTATTACCAAATCAATACTTAATCATTAAACAAGATGATAGAGTTATTGATAGTTATGTATATAGAAATGGAAAATTAGAGCAAGTATTATTTAATATTTTTAAATCAAAAATGCTTGGTGATATAAAGCCTTTAGATATTTATCAAAAAATTGCTATGGATAGTCTAAAATATAATACTTTAACTATGTTAAGAGGTGCGGCGGGTACTGGTAAAAGCTACCTAGGCCTTGGGTATTTGTTCGATAGACTTGAAGCTGGCGCGATAGATAAGATTATTATATTTTGTAATACTGTTGCAACCGCAGGCTCAGCTAAACTTGGCTACTACCCTGGTTCCCGCACGGAAAAACTATTAGATAGTCAAATAGGTAATTTTTTAGTATCTAAAATAGGAGATAGGCTTGGTGTTGAAAGACTTATAGCCGAAGGAAGTTTAGTTCTTTTGCCTATGTCAGATATTAGAGGATATGATACTTCCGGTATGAGAGCTGGTATTTATATTACAGAAGCTCAAAATCTGAATGTAGATTTAATGAAATTAGCCTTACAACGTATAGGCGATGATAGTATATGTATCCTTGATGGAGATAGCGAAACACAGGTTGATTTAGGTATCTATGCTGGTGTTCATAATGGTATGAGAAGAGTGTCTAAAATATTTAAAGGACAAGATTTTTATGGCGAAGTTACCTTGCCAATATGTCATCGTTCAAAAATAGCAAATATTGCAGAAAGATTATAAGGAGGAAAGAATAATGAATGAATTTATGACTTTTATGTACAATTATTGGTTTTTAATTGTAGCTGGTATTGCTGTTGTATCAGTTGTATCTATTAAGGTTTATAATTGGTTAAAGAAACCAAATAATGAACAGTTAGAGCAAGTTAGACAATGGCTTATTTATGCAGTAGCAAAAGCAGAAAAGGAACTTGGTAGTGGTACTGGTGAATTAAAACTACGTTATGTTTACAATATGTTTATTGCAAAATTCCCAGCTATTGCTTTGTTTATTAGTTTTGAAACTTTTGCGGAAATGGTAAATAAAGCTCTTGAAGAATTAGAAGGATTAATTGCAGAAAATAGTAATATTAAAGATTTAATTATTAAAGAAAGCGAGGATAACAATGAGTAATTTTGAACCTTATGTATGTATGCAAACAAATAGTAAGTGTTATAAAAATACTGTTAAGTTTAAGCCTGTTGGAGTATTATGGCATACCACTGGTGCTAATAACCCAAATATTAAAAGATATGTTCAACCAACAGATGGCAGTATAAATTATGCTAAAGATATTAATAAATTTGGTAAAAATACAAATAGAAATGATTGGAATCATTTACAAGTAAGTGCTGGCGTTAATGCTTTTATTGGTAAGTATGCTGATGGAAGCATTGGAACTGTACAATGTTTACCTTGGGATTATGCTCCTTGGGGTTGCGGCAGCGGCTCAATAGGAAGCTGTAATAAAGAAAAGATGGCTGATAATTCCTATGTAGGTTGGATACAATTTGAAATTTGTGAAGATAATCTTAGTAATGCAGATTATGCTAATAAAGTATTTAATGAAGCTGTTCAATTAACTGCTTATTTATGTAAGAAATATGGTATTGATCCTGATGGTTATGTTACTATTAAAGGTGTTAAAATCCCTACTATCACTTGCCATAATGATGCAAGTAAATTAGGGTTTGCTACAAATCACGCAGACATTAATCATTGGTTCCCTAAGTTAATTGGTAAAAATATGAATAATGCTAGACAAGAAGTTAAGGCTTTAGTTGGCGGCGGCAGCGCCCCTAGCGCGTCTTCAGCCCCTGCTCCCGCACCAGTTAATACAAGTGCAGGTACTTCAACAGAAATGACTGTTAAAGTTATTATTCCTGACCTTAATATCAGAAAAGAGCCTAGTATGAAAGGTGCTGTAGTTGGTGTTACAGGTAAAGGTACCTTTACCATAATAAAAACAACAAGCGATGGTTGGGGCTTACTTAAGTCTAAAGTTGGTTGGATTTATTTAAATAATCCTAAGTATGTAACTAAGGGAGGTTCAAATACTCCTAAACCAGCAGCTCCCGCAGCAACAGATTATAAAGTACAGGTTACAGCAAGCGCACTTCGTGTTAGAAAAGGTCCTGGTTTAAATTATGGTGTAGTTGAGTTAATAAGACGTGGAGAAGTTTATACAATAGTAGAAACTAAAAATGGATGGGGCAAGTTAAAATCTGGTAAAGGCTGGATTGCTCTTGAACATACTAAAAAGGTATAAATCACTTAATTAAATGGAGAAGTTTACTTATAGTAAACTTCTCCTATTTTTTTGTCCTATTGACATTTAAAAAATTTTTCATTATAATATTTAAAGAAAGAAAAAATTAAGCTCTCTAGAGAACTAGAAAGCTAAAATCTTGATTTTAAAGAAAAAATTTGATATAATTTAAATATAAGAAAAAAATCTAAGGAGATTTTAAATGGACGAGAAAAAATATCCAGTATTATATTATGATATTAAAAACATGGATTTAGATGTTTTAGTTAAAATTGCAGAACAATTAAATGCTTTATATGAAGAAGATGGTATTCATTGTGTAATTCTTCCAACAACACTAAAACAAGAATGGGTAAGTAAAGAAACTATATTACGACAGTTAGATGAAATAGTTAAGGAGGTTGAATCATGGGAGTAGATAAAAAGTTATATACTAAAGACTCAATAGAATCTCTTTCGCCCCTCGAATTCACTAGACTTCGCCCTCAAGTGTATGCAGGAGACTGTACATATTCAACACAACTTTTGGTTGAAATAGTATCTAACGCAGTTGATGAATTCCGTCTTGGACATGGTGACCGCATTGAAGTTGATATTAATAAAGATATTATATCTGTTCGAGATTATGGTCAGGGTTTCCTTGTAAATGAAAAAAGAGATGATGGTACAACAATTCTTGAAGCTGCGTTTAGTGTATTAAATACTTCTGGTAAATATCGTGAAGATGGAACATATGAAGGAACTTCACTTGGTTCTTTTGGTATAGGTTCAAAAATTACAACTTTCTTATCTCATTGGTTAACAGTTATGACAATTAGAGATAAAAAAATTGAAACTATACTTTTTAAAGAAGGTGTTTTTGATAAAAGAGAAGTTGGTTCAAGTACAGATAAATCAGGTACTTATGTTAAATGGCAACCATCTGAAGAATTTTTTACTCATACTGAAGTAGAAATAAATAAAATTAAGTCTTTATTTAAAACAATATCTTGTTTATGTCCTGGTTTAACAATAGAATTAAATGATAATGGAACTATAACAAACTATTATTCTGAACATGGACTTAATGATTTAGTAGATGATGCAGTTAAAGATAATGAAATTATAAAGAATAGATTTAATATGCAGTTTATTGAAGGAAAATATAAGATGGATATGGTATTAACATATACTTCTAATTATTCATCTACTATTGTTCCTTATGTAAACACAGGTTTAACAGATTCTGGTCCACATATAACACAGATTAAAACATTACTTACTAGAGAATTTAATAAATTCTTTAGAGATAAAAAGTGGTTAAAAGATAAAGATGAAAACTTAACAGGTGATGATATTCAAGAAGGTATGTATATTGTATTCAATATGACAGCGCCTAATGTTGGATATGATGCTCAGGTTAAGTCCAGAGTAACCAAGATCGAAACTGCAATATTCACTCAGGCTATTGCAGAAAATTTAAGAGTTTGGTTAGAAGCCAATGAAAAAGAGATAAAAGCAATAGCAGATAAAGCTATAAATGCAAAGAAGGCGCGCGAAGCAGCTAAGAAAGCTAGAGAAACTGCTAGAGGTCTTAATAAGAAGAAAGAGAAAGCGTTAAAGTTTGATAGTAAACTTGCTGATTGTTATAGTAAAGATAGAAAGAAATGTGAAATATATATAACAGAGGGAGATAGTGCATCTGGTAATTTAAAGATGGCTCGTAATAATGAATATCAAGCTGTAATACCAGTGCGAGGTAAGATATTAAATACTCAGAAAGCCACCCTTGAAAAAATAAAGAAAAATGCTGAAATCATGACAATGATTGAAGCGTTTGGATTAAAAGCTGATCCGAAGACAATGAAGCTTACTTATGATGAAGATGATTTAAGATATGGTAAGATAATTATTATGTCTGATGCCGATGTCGATGGAGCGCATATTAAAAACTTATTCTATACGTTTATATGGAACTTTTGTCCACAGCTTATAGAAGAAGGTTATATCTATGCAGGTGTGCCTCCGCTTTATAAGGTTACAGAAGGTAAAGATAAATATATTTACCTTAAGAATGATGAAGCTCTTGAAGAATATCGTAAGACTCACCAGGGAAAGAAATATCAGGTCGGACGTATGAAGGGTCTTGGAGAAATGAATGTTGAAGAAACAGAAGAAACACTCACAGATCCAGATAATAGAATTATAAAACAGATTACTGTAAATGATATTAAAGCTACTAATCTTTTGTTCGACCAGTTAATGGGAACTGGAGTTCAAGCAAGAAAAGAATATATTAAGAAACATAGTGAAGAAGCTACTTATAATCAGGAGTAATCTATGAAAACTGAAAGAGAAGCTATTCAAGATACGATAGAATATTTGAAAAACATAGAACCAAAATGTATTTATTGTAATCAATGTCGATATTACTTAAATGAAGCCAAATGCCAACAAGAGCAACAAAATATAAAAGATAAACATAAATATTGGCAAACTAGATTACAATATTGGTTAAGGAGATTAAATAATGCAGAATGATGTATTAAAAGAATTAGGTACTAATTTTATAGAGTATGCAGTAGCCGTCAATACCGACAGGTCGATCCCTGATGCTAAGTCAGGGTTAAAGCCTGTTGCAAGACGAATACTTTATGGAGCGTATTCAACAGGTAGAACATCAAATAAAGCTCATGTTAAGGCTGCGCGAATCGTGGGTGATGTAATGGGTAGTCTTCATCCACATGGTGATTCGTCTATATATGGCGCACTTGTAAGGTTATCTCAAAATTGGGTTATGCGCTATCCATTGATTGATTTCCATGGAAACAATGGTAATATTACAGGTGACGGAGCTGCGCATATGCGTTACACTGAAGCCCGCCTTGCTAAGATTTCAGAAGATGGACTGTTAAACGGATTAAAGAAAAATAATGTAGATTTTATACCTACATATGATGAAACAGATGAAGAGCCAGTTACTCTTCCAGCAATTTTTCCTAATCTTCTTTGTAATCCAAATGAAGGTATTGGTGTTGCTATGGCTTGTAAGTGGGCGCCGCATAATTTAAGGGAAGTTGCGGCGGCCATTGATCAATACCTCAATGGAGAAGAGCCAATATTACCTGGACCAGACTTCCCAACTGGTGGTATAGTCATCAACAAAAATGATATTCCTAATATAATGAGAACTGGTAAAGGTTCTGTTAAGGTTAGAGGAAAATATAAAGTTGAAAAAAATAATATAGTATTCTATGAAATTCCATATGCACAAACAATAGAAGGATTAGTTGCAGAAATTGGTCAAGCTTGTGAAGAAGGTAAAATTGATGGCGTTGATGATGTAAGAGATGAAACAAATAAAAAAGGTGTTAGACTTGTAGTAGAATGTAAAAAAGGTGCTAACCCAGATGCAATAGCAAATAAGATTTATGCTCATACAAATATGCAGAGTTCATTCTCTTATAATATGGTTGGTCTTGTAGGTAAGACACCAACCGAATTAAATCTTAAGGATTGTATTAAAATTTATGTAGACCATAATATTGAGTGTATAAAGCGCGAAGCTGAATTTGATAGAAATAAAGCACTTGCACGACTTGAAGTGGTTGAAGGATTACTTATAGCTTTAGCAGATATAGATAATATTATATCTATGATTAAGAAGTCTGAAAGTGCGGCTGCCGCAAAAGAAGCACTTATAAAGAAATATGGATTTACAGATAATCAAGTAACCGCAATACTTAATATGAAACTTTCTTCTCTTGCAAAATTGGAAGGTGTAAAACTTGAAAACGAAAAAGAAGATTTAAAGAAAAATATTGAAAGACTTGAATATCTTATTATAGATGAGTTAACACAAATAAAAGAACTTCATAGTAGACTTGATGAAATTGTTAGAAAGTATGGAGATGAGCGTAGGACAGAGCTAGCGCAGATTGAAGTGCCAAAAGAAGAAAAAGAAATTGAGTTAGTTGAGCCAGAAGATGTAGTAGTTATATGCACTCAGTCTGGAGATATTAAGAGAGTTCCAAAGACTTCATTTAAAGTACAGAAAAGAAATGGTAAAGGTATAAAGACACAAGATGATGCAATATTATCATCTATATCAACTAATACTATTGATACATTACTTATTTTTACTTCTGAAGGTAGAATGTTTAGAATGTTAGTAGATAATGTGCCTGCGGGAACCAATGCTTCACGTGGTACTAATCTTGCCACACTTTTAAAGCTTAATCCAAATGAGAAAATTATGTATGTAACTTCTCAATTTAGAAAGACAGATGCTAAATATGTTGTATTTTTTACAAAGAATGGTTTAATAAAGAAAACTAAGTTAGATGAATTTAAGAACACTAAGAAAACAACCGGTATTCAAGCTATAAAGTTTAAAGATGGTGATTCTCTTGCTAATGTAACTTTATTAAATGAAGAAGATGTAATTGTAATTACTAGAAATGGTGTAGCAATTAAGTTTGGAACTAAAGATATTGCTCCTATTGGCAGAATTGCTGCTGGAGTTAAAGCTATTAAATTGAAAGAAGGAGATGAAGTTCTCATTGGATTGCCTTTATCAAGGAATAACGATGTCGCCATCTTCACAACCAGTGGACTTGGAAAAAGAGTTAAACAAGATGGGATTCCACTACAAAACAGGGGTGGGGTGGGAGTCATCATATCAGAGTCAAGACTCGCAGGATCAGTTATGGTGGACGACACAGATGATTTGCTCATTGTTGGACGCCCGAACTCTATTTGCATCGAAGCCAAAGGTATAAGCATCATGGGACGCACCGCCGCAGGTGTTCAAATTGTAAATGGTAGTAAAATTGAAAGAGTAATAAAATTATGATAAAAGAAGTTAAAAATTTTAAATTTAAAGTGCCAATGTCGTTTGATGATACAGTAGAAAATGTTGAAGTAGTTATTCCTAATGCTGTTGTTGAATATACAGAAAATGAAAATGGTGAGCAGTTTGTTGATCATGTTGTAGAATATGATTGCTTACAATTTTGTTTCACCGAAGAACAGTCAAAATATTTTGAGGAAGAGGAGCATTAGCTCCTCTTTTTGATTTTTATTAAAAATTTTGATATAAT